CTCGAGCTCTACATTGAGCCCCTCCACTCCCTCATCTCCCCCGCTAGAGCCTTTTAATACTTTCTTAATTTCTTCACTCCAACCCTTAAAACCCTCTCTAACTTTATCTGTAGCGTCTGGAACGTCAAATTTTAATTTATTAACCAGCGCATCAAGTGCACTGTTCCCAGAGGAAGGATCGAACGAAAACAAAGGCGTTAACCCTAAACTTCTAACAAAATCAGCGCCAGTAATCGTATTAAGAAAACTAGACAGTAAATTGTTAAGCGCTTTTAAGCCGGCGCCAAAAACGCTTACAATGCCATTCCAAACGTTTTTTAGAATATTTGTTAAAGCATTTCCGAAATTAACCCAATCGCCCTGGATTAGATTAAGCCCTAGCTTAACAACTTCAACAATTACATTTAGTGCAGATCGGGCAACCGTCACCATATTGTTCCAAAAGCCCGAATCCTGTAAGAATTTCTTAACCTTATCCCAATTTGTAATAATCGCTGCTGTAGCTACCCCAACCGCTGCCACCACAGCCACGGCACTACCCGAAATGAGGCCAAACCCGGTAACGATAATCGGAACTAATTTTACTAACCCACCAATAGCAAGCGTGAGGGATGGAATTATCACCGCAAGAGACCCTACGGCAAGTATGGACTTTTTCGCTTCGGGTGACAGCGCTCTAAAATGATCGGTTAAGTTGTTAATAGCATCACCAAGCAGCTTAATATTATCAGAAATATTAAACGATTTTTCGATAGCTTCACCAATAGTTCCTGACGTCACACGAATTGTGTCCACGAATTGCTCCATGGTGATCTTAGCACCAGCGGCCACGGGAGGTATTTTTTCAAGTCCAGAAACAAGCCCTTCAATAAATTCCTCGATGGGTACTTTGTTAAGCTCCTTTGGATCAACCGTCCCAAATGTGTTAAGCAACACATCCATCGTTTGCGGCATCCGGTTAGAAAGCTGACGCAAGTCAATTTGGTTGATATGTCTGGTAGCTAAAAATTGGCTAAGATTAACTAATGCTGGACCCAAATCAGAGGCACTCCCCCCAGCATCTGCAATGGCGTTTGAAAATGCTTTTATTGATCTAGTGACCAGGTCCATCTCCATACGAGAAGCCCGAAGCGAAATTACCTGTTTGCCTGCCTCAAAAACACCAACACCCGCCTCAGTAGCAAGCTTTCTAATTTCACTTAGACTTGATCCGTATCGCTCAACACCTCGTTGAAGCATTTCAAGATCAGCAAAATCCTTGTACGCTTTGCCCGCTGCAAAAAGTGTTGGCGCAGCTCCAAAAAGAGATAAGCGCTTGCCAAATTTTAAAAGATCATCTCCTAAGCGGTTAAGGCCAGAATTAAATAAACGTTGTTCCTTGGACGCCTCACGATAAGCGGCTGTCACTTTAAGTGAGATGTCACGTGTAAAGCTATCCACCGCAGCGCTAGCCCCTCGTAGACTTGCAATTAAACCAGAGGTGTCACCCCCAATTTTAATGTTATTTGCACTTATCGTAATCGCCATATTAATTCACCTCTACCCGCTTATCATTTACCATCTCTACCATTTGTGGTCCTTTAGCGCCTCAGTGAATCGCTTGCTAAATTCATTTCGTTTAGCTTGCGACCATTTTTGAGTTCCCTCGCCGAGGCTTTTCTTCTTACCCTCATCTCCAATAGGCCAAAAGTCTTCAATTTCTGGTGGCTTTGACACCATGCCAGGACCAATTAGCGAGTAATACGCTACCCACCTTATCATGGATTCAAGATCGGTCATTCTGTTCTTATACCCCTGCTGATATAACCGAAACTCGTATAGCGTCATATTGTCCAAATCGGCGTAATTCAGACCCATTCGTGCTCCCTCCCGAACAATATCTCGCCAATCGCCGAGGTCTATTTTTTCCTTTTTGCGCCTTTTCCTTGGTCGCCCTCGCTTACGCTCTCGTTGAGTGTCTGGATAAACCCCAAAAAATGATTAAATCCGTCAACTAGTGCTTTCAACGTTTGAGGCGAATTCTCATCCAACGCATCGATTAACTCATCTTCATTTTTCCAAAAATGATCCTCTTTCGGCAATGCAAAGCGCAGAATAAATGCGTAAATCTGATCAATACCCAAATTCGGGTCCTCCAAAATCGATAAGTCTATATTCTCCACCCTAGCTTTACGAACTAAGCTTAGAGCGCCAAATTTTAACGTGTACTCTTTACCTCTAAGAACAACTTTTACAGTATTCATATAATTTATTTTTTGCTAGCGATCATTGACTGCGTAGCTAGAAAAGTCAAGCAGGGCAGGAAATTTCCCACCCCGTGACCGCTAGCTACTTACCGATGTAACTGTTAACACGTCTTCAAACGTGATCGTTGCTGACCAAGTCATTGGCGTGCCCTCGGCAGCCCCCTGTTCAGCAAATTGCGTAAAATAACCCCAACCTGTATAGATCGTATCGCCTTCATGAGGGCGCTGAAAAGCAAATTTCAGTCGCTTTTTAGACTTATGGTATCCGTAAATTTCTTTACTCGATACGTTGCTCGCTTGATCGCCACTTGCGTACTCTTTTACAATGCCGTTAAGTGTCGCCTGTGCTTTTGGTTTTCGACCAGATGGCAATACTTTCTCTCCTGCATAACAGACAATGTCTTGCGTTTCCAGGTTAGAATTCCATTCAAGTGATGTGGCACAACCAATTACCGTCATTGTGGTTGATTCCTCGCTACTTACTTTATCAACAGCGATGACGGTCTCGTTGCCCATCACCACCTCCTCGCTCCTTGTTGACATTTTTAGTGTGTGTTTAGTTTTATTTATTCAGGACAATGCGCCCAGAATTACTTCGATAATACCAGTGGAAAAGTGATAGCTTTTACATGCTTATTCACCTCATCGTCAAAGCTGTCAGATTCTTCTTCTCCAGAATTGAACGTTAATTTTATCCCCTCAAAAATTTCTTGGTGTCGATCAAATAACTCCCTTAGTCTCTCCTTAACATCTTCGGCAATAGCGTACTTATCGGCATATACGCCTATCTCAACACTACCTCGCATAAGCCATCCGTTATAGCAATGAATGATAGCCATATCAGATAATGCGATATAAATAGCGGGGAATTTGGCAGCCGTAGGAATAATATTCGCTTCAACCATCGCAACTTTATTCATGATGGTCACATCGTTCATTATCCTAGCCCTTATCGCTTTTACTGCCTTTGTACTCATCAGTGATATTAAAATGATCCCTTAGGAAGGTTTTTCTTCGCCCACCGCAGAAATGATTCATTTATTTCAGACGCAAATGCTTTAGTTGACTCTCCTATCCCTCTATTGTAGGCTCTTTGCAGGTAGTTGTTTGGCTTGATATTTACATTTCTACCTCGCCCAGCTCGCTGAACTCCCCCTGTAATGAAGTGATTTCGCCACCCAACTTTCCCTGGACCAAAAGACGGACCAACCCAAACAGAGGAAGTTGCACCTCGCCCAGGTCTTCGGTTTTTTACTCGCAAATCTTTACGTGTCGCACCGCCTCGCCTATAATCAGGCCCCTTTTTGCCTCCATCACTAACCACTCGACCAACCGGGACTTCTTGACGAGCAGCGTTGAAGATTGGTCGAACCGATCTGCGCAAAGCCGATTGCTCAACCGACCTGGGGACAATAGCTTGATATTTCGCCAAACTTTTACTTAATTCCCTTAATTCAGACGCATCAATTGTAATCATATCCCCTCTATTCAATAGAAGCCACCTTGAAGCGAACCCAACGACGCCTATCTAGCACAATAACCGACGAAATCACTTCGTACTCCACCCCCTCAAATAAGTCCTTAATCTTCCAAGTCGGCTTTACGTCTTTCCCAAATGAATAACGTACCTCAACCTCGGCTACTGTCCTTGATCGAACCAAACTGCCAACTAAGTCCTCCTCTTGGTTATCTTGAGGATGCGAAAAATAAGCGGGGACACTGGCAAGACGTTTTGTATATGTATTATTTCCAATCTCACTATATCCATCATCAATCTTATCCGGCTTAAAAATATCAATCCGGGTATACTGACCATCTTTGCCGCCCAACTTCCTGCCAATTGTCCCCATATCTTTCAGCTCTATCCGGCATAACCCTGCTTATAAGCGAGCATTAATTTGTCGCTCAGTGTCCTTTTTTCAGCAACCGTATCTCCATGCTCGTCAAAATCAGCTTGAATCATCGCACGAATAGCACGAAGTAGATTCGCGGGTATATGCTCCACGCCAAAGCCAGCCTTGAACACTATTACAACTTTCCGGCCAGGTCTCACCGATTTTTCCCATTCGATTTTACAGTGAGATTCGCCAGCTCGGATTAGTCTATAGTGCATGCTGTCGACCTCTTGATCATCGATAGTCACCGAAACAATTTCTCTAACGTACTTAACGTCCGCAAAATCGCAGGGTAGCCCGGTAGTTTCCCATGTATATTCAGATACGCCTAACGAAAGATGACACTCGTCCTCAACCCTCCTTACCGCTGACACAATAGCGTCCTGAATAATCATATCATCGTCGTCCATGCCCTCCACATCCATACGCAACCACTTTTTAGCAGTTTGCAAGCTCACTATCTGATCTGTGTGGCGACATGATATGTATGGGAAACTATCCATTTGAGCTACTTACCTTTCTTTTTCTCTACCTTTCTATCTTTCACGCTTATAGAGGATGTTTCAGCTTCCTGCTCAACCGGCTCAACAACCCCCAGATTAAGAAACTCAACCGCTACTTTGTCTGAAATATCGATTATGTCCCCAATCTGGTAGTTGGTAAGCCTAACATCTTTTTTTACGACCTTAACCTTTGCCATAATTACCCAGTTAAGACACCTTCGCAGTTAACACATCCTTCGAGCCGGCAAACGAAGCGGCACGAGCAACCTTGATGTCATAGAAAGTGTTTGCAGTAACTTCAATTTGGCCCTTACGTTTCGCAGTGAAAGGATCAACGATAAATTCAAAACCATCCCACATACCCACAAATAGGTCTGAGAAGTTTCCGAAAATTAACGCTGAGCAATTAGAAGCATTTCCTTTAACCAAGTTAGATGGTACCAAGTTGGTTACAATAGCAGGGTATCCTAACAGTGTATCAGAATCACCCCAAATAGCCTCCCCATTGGTACCGGAAAACTTCTCAGTTAATTGTAATTGACCTTTTACTAGGGTGTTAGTCACCCAAACAGGGGCGTTTATGAGCGCATCTTTTGAATCAACTTTAGTCCTGATTTTCACTAAGCTCTCGTAACTAGGAGCGTCTCCATTTGTTCCTAGCTCGACAATATTGCTATTGCTCGATGTAATGGCACCAAGCACAATGCCCAGACCCTCGACATTCAAGTATTGAGAAAGCGCCAGGCTTATGTTATCAATCACCAGGTTTTGAATATCCACGTTTGACTGAAGAAGCATTTGGCGTGAGAAAGGTATAGTTGCGCCACGCCGCTTAGGAGTCATAGAGAAGTCGTCAAAAAGGATCTCCGTGTACCCCATTTCTTCAATTTCGCTCAGCTCCGTAACTGTTGGCTTTGTTGTTTGGATTGGGAATCGCTGATCGCCTTGAAGGCCATTCAAAAACCGAGCACCGGCAGGCCCTAACCAAGTTTTTGACCACAACGCATCAATCAGCGGGTTCAGATCCTCGGGAACGGTAACGCCACCTTGGTCCCCGGAAGCGACGGTATAACCGGTAACTGTTTGGCCACGTCTTAAAACAGAGCTCGGAACACAAAAACTACCAGAAACGGGAGTAATACCCGCCGACCTAGCGGCCTCACCGCCAAGCTTCGCCACTTCTGCTTCAACTCCATCCAGCTCTCTCCCCTCGGCCAACTTGCTAAGAGCTTTACCCAGATTGAATTTACGCAAGTCCTTCTTATCGCCCTCAGTCAAATCATCCTTACCATTACCCATTTCGGCGGCATTCGCACGACGAAATTCCTCGATTTTTCTTTGGCGGCCAATGCGAGCATCTAAATCTTCAATCTCGCTAACTAACTGGTCAAATTGAGTAACCTCATCCTCCGTCATTTCCCTCCCTTCGGCCTTAGCCAAATTAATTAGATCATCAGCAGCCTCTACCTTGATAGCTCTTTGATCTTGCAACTCCTTTAATGTTGAAAATTTCATTTCTAAAAAAACTTTTATAGTGTGCGTGAATAGTTTTTATAGCCCATTTTTAGGCTACTTCTTTATGCTTAGGGCTATAGCACTTAAGACAGTCGAGTGCGTCCCCGCGCCTTCAAATACAACCCTATAAAATGGTACTATCGGACTTGGCACAAAGAAAATTTTAGACTGGCTAGCTGCATCAGTTGCGGCAAGTGTGTCACTGGAAATTTGAGTGAAATTAGTTCCGTCAATAGATCCAAATAATTTTACCGTACCTTGCGTAGATCCAGATAACTTCTCTAAAACCGCCTGAATACCAACCAGATCAGTGGGGATTAAAACCCTCGCTTGAACATATCCTGTTCCCGTATTAGACACCGTATCTACAACTGCGCCATCGGAGCCCCTCATCAGGATTTCTGTTGTCTGCCCCATCGCAAAAACTGATAAAGTCAGCGAAAAAAGCAGGAAGAAAAGTGTTTTTTTCATTTTAATTGTCTCATTTATTGTGTTTTAATATTAAATAGCTTACTCATCGATTATCAGCGAGATGCCCTCAGAATATCCATCTTTCGTCTCGCTAGCTCACGTCGGAAAAAACTTTCACTAATCTCTTCTTGAGATCGAACCTCCTTAACCCAGTCATCAAAGGAGCGCTTAGCAACATCCGAAGTCGTTTGGCGGTAAGCAGGCATCGATACCGGCCCCATTTCATATACTCGCTCAATTTTCTTAATATATCGGATAATAGTGCCATCTGCTTCTTCTTCCCAGTCGTCTCCATTTTTGGCGACAGTAAACATGAATGAGCTTCCTTTAACATCACCCCTTTCAATAGGCGCAATAACCAAATCCTTAATTGTCGTGGTAGTTGGTGCGTCAATATGGTAAGAGACGAAATCCCGGGTAATGTTAAATCCTAGTGTTTTATTATCCAGGCTCCCAAGCACAAAGTTGGCGTCATGATTAAAATACGCTACAGCTCCGCTAAAATCAGCATCCCTTACCGCATCTGCGTCGATATACTCAAAAAACCATCCAAGCTTTTCGGAGCGCTGATTAAAAACAATACCCTTTCCGTCTATGTAATATCCTGAACCATCTTCAGGCGCCGTCGCCCTTACTTCCGCCAGGACTTGCCCCAGTACCCTCGCTTCCTTTTCCATTGTATTTCCCTTTTAGAATATCTTTCGCCTCGCTAAGAGGCATCATGTTTTGACCTATCCATGCGTCAGCTCCGACCCCCCCAGGGTGTGGACCCATCTCCTCCCACGCCCTAACCTCGTCTTGAGTGACATAACCCATCATTCCTAGCTTTGAATAATATTCAGCCCTCGCTTGGCTATCACCACGCAATAAGTTCTGAAAGTTGATCGATGTGTAATATCCGGACGCCAATTCGTCGGTACGAAAGCACTTGTAATCAAACTCTTGCTCAATTTCAGTGGCTTTTGGAATTAATACCGAGTTGGTGACTTGAATAAACATCTGCTCAACGCCAGAACCAAATGAGGTCTGCTTCTCCGTATCTCCGAGCATAATAGGGGGTATACGAAACACCTTATGCCAATCAGCATCGCATCGAGAAAGGGTTTCGATCAGCTGTACCTCTAGTGGAGAGCGTGTGACTGGCACCCATTTAGCATCACCTCCTAATACGGCAATTCCGGAACCGTCATTTAGCGACTCGATTACCCTTTGTTTGTATAATTTTGCATCTTCTGACCTATTCGCCCCTATTTGAGAACTAATAAAGCCATTAGCAAAAGCACCGTTTTCAAGTGTTTTCTGTTGAAGACCTTTTGCAGCAAGGTTTATTTTAAGCGTTTGAGCATGCCACTTAGAAGACGAAAAACCCTTTAATCCGCTTAAAGTGTAATCTTTGATATGAATAACATCGAGATCCGAATACCATGTAACCCCCGTAGGGCTTGCCACCCCGTAGAACAAATATCCTGTTTCGTCGTCTTCTAGTATGGTGACATTTGCAGCGTCTACGGGGGTGATTTCATAAGGCCGATTATATCTATCTCGTTTTATTACCGCAATCCCATCACCATAGTAATACGAATTCATCAAGAGCGTGCGCTTAGCGATAAACGCACTCATACTTCGGTTAGGGCGACGTGAAATTAAATTATGAAGCGGATGATCCTTGGCCTTTCTTCGACCTTTGTCTGTTTCTTGATAAACACCAAACGGCTGACTCGCGATTAAATCAGAAATAGTTACCACGCAACCAAAAAAGGTAGCTATACCCATAGCAGCGCGCGGTGAGACGTCTGTTAGACTAACATTAATACCCCATGCCTTAGCCAACTCAGGGTCAACTAAGGATAGACCCATAAAGCGACGTTCGACATCTAACGGTTTAGATTGTACGTCACTCCTCCCAAAGAGTCGATCTAACCATTTGGCCAAGTTTAATCTAGATTTGTACAATACAAATTTGCTAAATCTAAGATGGCGCTACTGTAAACGAGGTTACAGAAGTTTAGAATTATGCAGGCAGTTGTTTTTGGTTAATCCTTCGGTAGTAAGAAACTCGAAAACTTTCATAACAACCATAATAATTTTCAACCCCTTCTGTTTCGCATAGAGTCAAAATTAAATCGTAGGCTTGAGCTAAAGTTTTCCCCTGCCTTATGAAGTGATCAACAAGTCTATCGCAGGATTTTTTAGTTAGCTTGGTTTCGATTTTACTTAGTGTGGTTTCGTCAAATATAATTTTGGCCGGCATTAGGCGATTAAAGATGATATATCGATGTTTTCTTGTTGATAATTCCCCCATATCTCGTACATACCAATCGCCATAACCATAGCGACGACACCGTCAATTTTATCCTTACTCTTATCTTTTGCTGGCTTTATATTTCCAGCTGCATCTTGATCAAGAACAACATTTGATAGCATCCATCCAGTAATTGGGTTGCCATCATGTTTCAATTGCAAGTTAAGGCATCGCTCCTCAAATGATCGGGTTGGCGGGCCCATCGAAATAAAGCCCTGCCTAAATGGTTGAACTTTTTTGTGCTCACCAAACTTTACGAAACCGTCCTCTTGTATCTTACCAGCGTATGTAGTTCCAAGCTCATCGGAAAGCTTATCTCGAAAATATTGCGAGCTATAGGGGTCATATCCTAAAAATCGTAAATCATATTTTTCGGCAGATTCGATAATATCTCTTAAAATATAGTCGTAATCAGTTGTTTTGCCGGGAGTGGCTATAAGATGCCCATCATTAATCCAATCAAGATAGTCAATACCCGCCCGAGCTGCGTATTGAGCGGCGTCTTCAGCAACATAATATCTAGTCGTAATGTAATTATGTTCAGGAAAAAACAACGAAAATGCAGCCATGTCATTTGATCTGCCAAGGTCAAGGCCAGCATAACAAACAGCATCGCTTGGTGGATTAAATTCTGGCGACGACATCCCTTTCCAAATTTCCGCCTGAATCCAAGTCACCTCAGCGTCCACCCATAGATTTAAGTGTTTTGTTTTAAAATCAACCTCTTTCGAGCCTGACTGAAGCGCTTTTTTAAATTCTCGTCGGAGATAATCCATTTGAACTGATATACCAAGATTAGGATTGGCTTTTACCCAAGTTTTCTCATCCTTCCAGTCATCTCCCTCATCAATACCATAGATTATAGCGAAAACATTATCAAGCTCAATTCTCCCCTCAAGCATATTAATGCACATCTCTTGATATTTATAACACGGCCCTTGTTTATTAAACCCAGCCGTCGTAATTATAAATAGTAGCGGTTGTTTCCGAGCAGCCATACCCGATTGGAGCGAGTTTTTAACCTTATCAGACTTATGGACGTGATATTCGTCTAGAATAACGCAATGGCTATTTTTACCCTCGGTATTATCCGCATCGTGCGAAACAGCCATCATTTTCCCCCGTACACTGGTAGTCACAGAATGCTTAAGTAGGTTTGCTCGCTTTTTGAGAGCGGGAGATCCTTTAATTTGTGTAACAGATTCGTCAAAACAAATATTGGCTTGATCTCGAGTATAAGCAGCCAAATAAACTTCTGGTCCTGGCTCGTTGTCAGCAAACAACATTAAATTAGCAATACCAGATGCCTTTGTTGTTTTACCGTTCTTTTTAGGAATTGCAACATAGGCTTCTGTAAAGCGTCGCTTGTTGTCGCTAATTTTCTTCCACCCAAACAAGTTGGCAATAATGAATGCCTGCCAAGGAGCTAAAGCGAATTTGATCGATCCGTCTGGATTAACTTGCTCCTTGGGCACATCATCAGGTGTTATCCCCTTGGTAAGAACAAGAAAGTCAAAGAAATGTAGCGCTTTACTCGCAGCCGTTTCAGAAAAATAGTATCCGCGCGATTTAGCTGCTTCTAAATCATGATAAAAACGATCGACCGCTAATTTCACATAGCGACTAACAACTATTTTACCCGATCTAACATCCTCAGCATATTGTAATGCGGTTTTTAAACTATTCATCTTTATCCATATTCAACATGTCCTCAAATGGATCTCTACTTTTCGATGGATTCGTGCTAATTCTAGTTCTCGCAGATGGCGTAAATCCAAACTGAGAGGCTATCTTTAGCGCATTATCAAGCGACTTGTTTTTAATTGACACCCAGGGAGAAGGCATAGAATATTCCGACCCATCGCTTTTTTCAAACGTTATAGTAAACCCTTCACTCTGAAGACGTTCATTTGCAGTAAGATAATTGTCGACCTCCTGGCAATACATACTCAGTAGTGCTAAGTCTACTCGGTGAAGCATGCCTAAGTCTAGCAAGTCCGAACATACACTATACCACTCCGCCTTAGCTCGATCATTCAAATACTCAGGCGCTGACGGAACCGATTCAAGCAATGCGGGCATCATCTCATTCGGAACCATCCGATCCGCTCTAAGTGTCCCTTCTAATGCTTTTAATGCCGTTGGTTTTCTCGGTCTAGCCATTTATAATATTTTTTGCCTATATTTGTGTAACCCCGGTTACAAATTTTGACACGGTACGCGCGCGGGGAGGGCTCCGGTTGTAAAGGGGCTTTGATTTCAACTTTCCGACCCCCCTTGGGTGCAATGCTTTCTTTGATTTGTCCAATATTGGTATTGTGCCGAAATTCCTTAGAAATGTCCTATTTACTGGTGTAGTATGCATGCAT